TTCCCCGAAAATACTCCTCTGCGCGAGGCGTGGTCATGCGATGTAGCCGGTGATCGAGTAGGCGTAGACGACCGTGCAACCCTGCATTGATTCGATGGACATGGACACCAACGCCCCTGTCAGGGTGAGCCGGGTGACGGCTGCGGAGTCCTTGAACGTCACCACCCCGGTCACAGCAAACTCATCCAGCAGCCCCAGCGCCGCCGTCTGAGCGGCGTCCACGGTGGCATAGAGCCATGTCGTGCGGAATGATGCAGAAACGGCCCTATTGCCCCGCCGGAACGTCTCCGGTCGTGTCGCCCCCACGATGTCCTCCACGCTGTCCGCGTCCCGGTATGCGGCAGCAAAACCTTGAACGTCGTCGGAGCAGTCGGAAGCGGAACCAGCAAGGGTGATCGCGGTTCCGCTTGGACTGGGCGTGTAGGTGACGAGCATGTTAAGGAATGGTCATTTCGACCATGTTCTGACGGACTCCGCTGGAGAACGTCCGCAGACCCTGCCAGACAAGATCCCCGTTTCGCATGGTGGTGACGCCGTAGTTGTTGGCCGCGGCAGAGACGGCGGAGCTTGCCAGCGTGAGATACATGGTGCTTTCTCCGTCCATCCTCAGTTGAAGCTCCATCGGCGTTGAAGCCTTCATGGATTGCCCGCGCTTCCGTCCTTCGGTCCCCATATTTTGCTGGAGAAGGAGTTTCTGAACCTCTTCATCCGTGGCGAGTTCTCCGACTGGTTGAGCCGTGACCGTAACCGCGAGGTCGGTATATTTGATGTCCACCAAGCCGCAGGAATCGACGACGTGATCCGCGGTGGCGAGGTTGAGCGCAACCGTTGCACCGTTTGCCGTGCAGAAGTCATTCCATGGCGCGGCAACCGGGTCGGAGCTTGTCCATGCGTTGACAGATGCCGCCCCGTAACGCATCCGCGGGGGAACGGTATAAATGCTGTCAGGGTCGAAATCGTCCAGTTGAGTGGAAATCGGGGCGCTCCATGTGCGGTAATCAACAATCGCATCAACATCATCTGCTTCCAGTTTCCTGTGGTAGATTGCCGTGAATGTGACCGCACCCATGATCGTCTCGGTAGCGGAAAACGTCAGGGTTGGGAGTCCGGTGAGGGCTACATTCTGGAACGTGATGATTTTCTCAGTCCCGCCTGATTGGAAAAGCGGGTGGATGACGAGAGTGTCGGAATAGTAGAGAGTACCGTCCGTCGTTGGGTCGGTCGTGTACGCAACTTCCAGCTTGAGTTGCGTGGAGCTTGTCACTGACGCAATCCGCCATGATCCGTTGTAGCCTGCGGTGGAGCTTCCGCTGATGGTCACATACTGCCCCACCACCATGCCCGTCGTGGACGCGATTGTGATGGTGGTGGCCGCGCCCGCGTCCGCCGTGGCGTATGCAGTGATAGCGGCACTTGCCCACTTGAAAAGAGATTGGCCGGGTTGCCGCTCTGCCGTGAGTGGCGCGACGTAGTCCGCAAGCATGGAGCTGGTATCACCCAGGCTGCTTGATGGCGTAAATCCGATGGTGTGCCGCACCGTGTTCACCCGCTGGTCGGTAACGCCAGCGGAGTCCACGGTGACAGGCGTCAACGTCGTCTCCTTGGTGATAGTGACATCGCCCTTGGAGCGGAACCAATACCCGCGCCATCCAACGAGGCAGGGGCCGGAAATAACAGTGCAATCGCAAGACATAATTTGATAGGGTGGAGGTTAAGGAGCTCCAGCGGGAGGTGATCCATTCCGCCGGGTGAATGTGTTGAGAGTCCCCTGTGGGATCGAGAAATTGACGTGGTAGGCTCGCCCTTGCGGGTTGGGGAGTCCGTCCGGGCCGCTCATCATGGCTGGCGTGATGCCTGTGAATTTGTAGCTGCCACCGCCGAATGTGCTGCCGTCTTCCCGTTTGGCTGCGGGTGATCCGTTGATGATGCCGGCGATCTTCGATGCCACGCGCAAACCGTTCTCTTGAATGCCGGATGGGCTGCGGTTCACTGAGATCATCTCCAGCACCCTCACAACGAATTGAACCGATGCCGTCAAGCATCCACCCTGACCTGTGGCGCTCGCCTGCTCCATGGCGATGGTGACGAGTAAGCCCCGCATCTGCACCATCTGAATGGCCTGCTGGATGTCTTGGTTGACTTCAACGACAACGGGAATCGGCGCGGACGCAGTCGGCGAAAAATAGGCGTCGGCTTCCATCGTGCCTTTCATCGTAAGCAGGCACTGCGTTAGGAAGTCTTCGTTGTTCTCAGCCATGGATGGTGCGGACAATAAGCTCTATGATGACCAGAAACGCAAGGAGGAAGGCGGCGGCGGCCGCAATGAAGCAGCCGACCGCCAGCCTTTCCTCCTCGTCGTTTTTCATGGGGTGGTGGTGCGTTTGATGATGAGGTCACGGAGCGCCACCCGGTCCTTTTCGCACTCTTCGCTCCGGCGTTCGATTGCCGCAATCCGTGCGTCGTACTGATTTTTCAGCTCCCCCACGCGGCTGTCAAACTGCGTCTTCACCTCGCGGACGACGTAGTAAACACTTGCGATGAGTAAACCCGGAGTTCCGAGTGTGGAGAAGATTGTGTTGAGTTCCTGCATGTTATGAGAGGGTGACTGATCCGTCTTGGTTGATGCTGTAGGAAACTGGCGGTGTGTACTCGCTGGGGTCGATCAGGTCGTTGAGGGTCTTGCCGTCGATCACGGCGAGAGCGGCGATGTGGGCCACGTTCGCGCCTGCGATGGCGAGGAATTTCTCGCCCTGCTCACCGCACTCGTCAAAGAATTGTTGTGGCGTGTAGTCGGTCGAATGCCAGACCTTCTGGAACAGGTTCTGGTGCAGCGCAATCCGTCGCTGTAGCTCATAGGATACCTCTTGGAAGATGGTCCGCGCAGCCACTCGTGCGGCTGGGTCGGCAGGTGGTGGAGGCGGAGTCAGCATGGGTAGATGATGCGTGGGTGATCTGAGACTGTGGTTCCGGTGCCGAGTTCGGATAGGGTCACCCCGTTGCGGATGTCCATCACGTTTTGGATGAGGCGGGAGTAGAAAACGAGTGCAGACGGGCGAACCAGTCGGCAGGGGAAGCCCTTGGATAGACTGGTGATTTCGTCGGCATTGAGCGCGGCATTCCAGACGCCGACTTCGGCAATGGCTCCTTGGAAGAAAGCGCCCAGGGTGGTAAGGTATCGGCCGGAGATGTTAAGTCTGTTGATACCTGTGGGTGTAGATGCCGTCGTGTTTGCCGTTGCTGCGGATCCGTTGAAATACGCCGTGCGACTTGTAGACGACGCAAACACGGCGGCGGCGTGGTGCCATTGATTAAGTGATGCTGTGCCAGAAAACGAAGATTGTGATGCTACCCCGCTTTGAACAGATGCCGCACCGACTGGCGTTGATCCGGGAACGCAACTCATCTGGAAGCGATCCGATCCGCCGGAAACACCCAGGGCAACAACCGCCACCCCTGCTGAGGATGTCGGGTAAAACCAGCACGCAATCGTCAGCGGAACCGCCGTCACCGGAGCGGATGCCGCTTCAATGCTGTCGTTAGTGCCGTTGAAGGTTCGTGCCATGTTATGGGATCTGAGGTGTCATGTTGGCGTAGACTCCGAGGAGTTCGGCGTCTCCTGCGTGGTCCCCTGACACGGAGGTGTTGCGCTGGACGCGGACGCGGATCATGTCGCCAGCGGCCAAAAGTGATGGGAGTTGGGCCAGCGTGAATGTAACAGAAACCTCGGTGACGATGCCGGATGTCCCCGATACTGCGGCGCTTCCGGGTTGAGCCGTCCCAAAATTGTCAGCGTCGATGTCGATTCCTCCAGCCACAATCCGCTCAAGCGCCACGTTCCACCCGATGTTTCCACTGGTTGCGCTAGTGGCGGTTGACTCAAGGACAAAAGTGAGTGCCGTTCCCGAAGTGGCGAAGGATGCGCCCTGCGGGATGAATCCGGTGAAGAAAACGGTTTCGACGGTGGTGTCGTTGAAGTCTAAAACTGGGTGATTATTCCGGGTGTCAATCGTCGCAAAATCCGTTACCGGAAACTCCGCGTCCCTCGGGAAGAATTGGAGGATGGTGTTGGTGCCGCCGCCCGTGGCCGTAGCTGATAGGACATCCCCGGACATGGAGAGCCCGGTGCCCAGCGAAACCTCCCGCACCGCCGTTGTCCCTGCGGTGCCGCGCCCGAGCAGTCGGGACGCTGCCGAGACGGCTTGCATTTTGGCGTAGGTGACTGCGCTGGCTGCGATGGTTGCCGCGAATGATCCGGTGCCCGATCCGGTAACGTCTCCCGTCAGCGTGATTGTCTGGTCGCCCGTGTTCGTGCCGCTGACCGACGTTGTTCCGCTCACCGCCAGCGTGGGGGTGCTGGTGCCGCTGAGCGTGATGCCGCTGACCGTGGTGCCAGTGATAGTGCCGCCGGTGATGGCGACGCTTGTGGACGACTGCGTCGACATCGTGCCGAGTGCTTCAAGGGCGGCGTGATGCGCCGCCGTCAAGACTCCCGCATTGGTGTTGTTCGCCTGCGGAATTGTTGCCGCCGTGCCGCCGCCGCTGGGGGTGATCGTGACGTTATTGGCGGTGCGCGTCATTGTCAGGTCGGTTGTCCCTCCGCCCCCGCCACTCGCGGCAATCGTGATCGTGTCAGTCGCCGCGTTTGTGGTCAGCGTGATGTTGCTGCCAGCCACCAGCGTGAGCGTGTCCGCCGTCGTCTCCGCAACCACCGAAGACTGCCCCGCCACCGCAATCGTCCGAAACGCATATGTCGCGTAAAGCGGAGGTTCCGGTGGGGCAGGCGTCGCTTGGCTGACGTTGTCGAATGTCAGGGTCAGCGCAATCTTGCCCAGTGTGAACAAGTCATCCGCCGCGTTGGTGGCGTAGACGACAAGCCAGAAATCCTCTGCGGAATCCGGTAGCACCGTCTGGTTCATTTGCGCCCCGGAAAACTCAAGCTCCCATGGTCCCGCGCTGCCCGACGCCATCACCACGGTCGCCGTCGTTGCCAGCGGCGTTGTGGCCGGCGTCTGCGCGGCGTGCAGTTCCGCCCGCAGGTCCATCGTCTCCGTCACCGTCTCCCCGCTCGCCAGCGTGCATTCCAACGTGAGGGGATTGGCTTGGCTGTGCCGCTCCGCGGTTTCGCGGGGGTCGCGCCTGAGTTTGACGGAGATTTTGCGGGCTTCCATGTGTTAGCGTAGTACGGAAAAATCGGTGTATTCTTCGCCACCGTACCCACCCTCGTCGATGGCTGGGGAGTTGGTCGATGTCGTGTCGGACAGGGCAACCAGTAGCTCGCACTTTGCCACCATCTTGAGTTCAGCTTTGGCCTCGCTGACAGTCATCCGCCGACCCTCGTCCATGATGACTCCCGACGCAGGGAGATTGGTGGCGATGTCCTCCATGAGCAACGCAACCGCTGCGCTGTGGAGTTCGTCCGGGATGGTGCCGTCAGGCCCTAGCGTGTTCTGGTGGCAGCTTCGGATGTAGGACCGCACCCGCGTCGTCACCCGGTCAATGCTCCTCTGAATAACGTCACCCACGCCAGACTCACGCGCCGTCGCCGTCATCGCTTCCCATTCGTAGATGGCGAAGCGGGAAGCGGCGTCTTTGTCTGTCAGGGTGATCCAGGCCATAGCAGGAAAGGGAGAAACTGCCCCGCCGCCGCACCACACGGCGACGGGGCTCCATGCCGCAGATGTTACGTCGCTTGGATGGCAATGAGCTTGATTGCGCCGGAGTTCGTCGCAACGATCTTCTCTTTCCAGCCCCAAGTGCAAGCCTCAAACGCGGGGTTGTTGTCTTTGATGTAGGTCGGGGAAAACCCGTTGGAGCCGTACCCTTCAAACACCTTGAGCGCCGATGGGTCTTGCCTGTCCGGGCTGGGGGAAACCGCAGCAACGTAGATGCTGTTATCGAGGAGGAACGCGCCCGCGACCGTCTGCCCGACCGCCGCTGAGTTGTAGACGGCATTGGTGACTTTCACGGTCACGTTGTAGCCAATCAGCCGCGCAACATCCTGCTCTGTCGGGGTGGATGGAATAGCTTTGGTGGAACCCCCGCTGATCCGGCCTTGGACGTTGGTGGCGTTGCTGAACAACTGGAACGCACCCGCGCCAAACAGCACGTTGATGTCGCAGTAACCCGCGCACGCCTTCTGGACCGTCTGCACGACCGTCTGAATCTGACTAACGGCTTGCGTTGCGCTGCCGCCTGTTGCGACAATCGTTGCCGCCGCCGCACCCGCAGCCGTAGATGCGGCGTCAAGAATGCGCTTGAATCTCCCGGTGACAAGAGCCTGAGTGCCGAGCTTTGCGCCCCCTTGCAGTTGCAGGAGGAGGTCAGCGTCGGTGATGTCAGGCCCCACGTCGTACCAGTCAGTCGTTGCGCGGTGAGTGTCCAGAAAGCCGGAAACCTTTGAGCCACCAAACGCGAGGATTGCCCCGCGGGTGTCGTTGAGGGCCGTTTTGGTGTCGGGGATTGTGATCCCGTCGGCACGGTCAAACTGAGCGAATTCAAAATTCAGAGCAGCCTTGATCGGTTGGCCGGTGAGGAAGTAGGCATCAGCGAGGATGCTTTGGGCGATGCGGTCGTTCGCATAGCCTGACGCAAAATTGGTCAGGCCTTGGATTGCGGCGAGAGCGCTGGAGCGGGTTGCCATAGTGGGTGAATGTCAGGGGTTGAGTTGAGGGTGGTCAGTAAGCGACGATCTTCATCAGCCCGCCGGAAGCGCCAGCTTCCAACGCTCGCCCGGCCTTGACGCCGGAAGCGTAGGTGATAGCTTTGCCGATTTCGGTCGTTGCGCCGATTGCGATTTCAGCGCCTGCGGAAATTGAGGTAGCTCCACAGAGAACGCGGTATTCAGCGCCGCGGGTAATTGGCACCACCTCAACATCAGTCCCGGTGAGCGCGTCAGTGACGGCGAGCATACATGGGGCGATGATGGTGGGGGATGCAACCACCTGTCCGGCGGTCGAGTGAGGGGCGACGAACATCCCGGCGGTAATCGCGCCGGATGCGGTGTAGGTGCGGCGTCCTTGCCGCACATCGAAGAGTGGTTCAGCCATAATGTTAGATCAGGTTGGGGTTGTTGGGTTGAGGGTCAGGGGATTAGAGCGCACGCGGTTTGCCATGCGATGTCAAAGGTTGCGGCCGCTTTGGTGGCGACAAGTTCTTCAGCCTTGGCCTGACGGAGCGAGCCTTTGTCGGCTTCGCTGGCAGACTTGGCGTTGCCTTCGTCCGTGATCCGTTCGGTGCCGGGGTTGCTTGCAATCAGTTCGGAGGCGAAATCGCGGGCTTCGGCGGGATTGGTGAGGAACAGCTTTTTGAGGCTCTGCTTCATCTTCTCGGCCTTCGGGGCGATCTTGTGGCTGGCGACGAGTTCGGAGACGAACGACTCAGCGGCCTCGGCGCGGGCTGCTTCCAGTTCCGTTTTCGCGGCGGCGAGTTCCTTTTCGGTGGTGGCTTTGGATGCCTCCAGATCGGAAACCTTCGCGGCCATCATGTCGGTCTTTTTGGTAGCGCCACACATCGCGGCCTCCAGCTTCGACATAAGTTCCTCGTCTTCGATTTCGACACCGTCTTCGATGCCAAGCATTTTGCGCATACGCGCCTTCATTGGGTCCATAATGTTGTCAGGGTTTGGGGTGAGTGATGCGACTAGCGCAATCTGAGTGAAGGCAGGGTCGGACACCAGTCCGCCGGCGGCGTTCCCGCTTGCCGCGTCCATGAGCCCGACGATGCGCCCGTTGGCGATTGCACACCGTGGGGAGAAGTACCGCACGCTTGGCAGAATCCCCGCTTCCGGGTCGGCCTTCGTCGCCGCCAGTCCGGCGGGAGTCCACGTCACCCGCGCCCAGATTCCATCCTCGCGCCATTGAAACTCCTCCGGGTAGGCGCTCGCCTCGCGTGCGTCGTGGTGCAGATCAAAAAAGGGCTGTGAGCCGCCGGATGCCTTCCGCGCCTCAAGATCGGATTGGAGCGCCGTCGCCGCCGCAGGGTCAACAGTGACGCTGACTTTGGACGGCCTGCCGTTCACCTTCGCGGAGATGTTATGCCGTCCCGCAGGGGCGAACATGATCCACTCTGGCGCGTTGCCGTGGATTTCAGCGGTGAATGCTGCGATGAGTTCGGTCTTCATGCGGCCTCCTTCATGTCAGCGGTTTCCTGCTCGTCCATGTCGCCTTCCGCATCCGCCGCGCCGTCCTCCAGCGCCGCGTTGAGGAATGAGCTGACCAGCCGTTGCAGTACCTCGTTCTGAGTCTCCGCTTTCGCTGCCGTGAGGCTTGCGGTGAGCGGCTGGACGGGCGCAATCGCTTGCTCAACCACGTCATCATCTTCCGTTGGCAATGGCACGTCGTGCCGTTCATGCCACCACTTGCGCGGAATCTTCATCCCTGACCGAATCAGCACCTCATCTCGCTCCGCGTTGAGCTTGGCGTCAATCGGCTCCGGGATTTCACAAACGACGGTCGGCACCTCGGTGAGTTCACCGTAGTTCACGCGAATAACGTATTCCGCAAACTTCTGGAGCGTCACGCAAGCGTCGTTGCAGTAGCCCTGCATTGCTTCCCGCTTCACACCCGCGAACACCGCGCCCGTGTTCCCCAGTCCGCCCGCGCCCTCGCTGCCGTTGCTGGCGGTTTCGCCGCGAATGACGATGTCGCAGGCTTGGTTGGTCATCTTGATGACTAGATCCTGCGGGAGGTCGCCCGCGTTCTTCGACTCCAACAGTTCCAATTTCGTGCCCTCCGGGAAGGCTCCGTAGCCGCTGCTGCCCAGATTTGCCAACATCGTCAATAGCTGATTCTTCACCTGCGCGTTGCGCTCCGCATACGTCGCCCACCGGAACGGCGTGCCGAAGCGTTGCGTGAACTCCATGAGCCATTTGAAGCCGTAGACGTTGGCGCAGTAGTATTTGACCAGCGTTCGGAAGCGTCCTGCCTGCGACGGGTGAGCGTCGGTGGCGCTGACGACTTGCGGGAGGAATCGCAGCTTGGGGAAGTTTTCCCATGCACCGGATTGCGTGCGGAATTTGAGCCCGCCGGGAATGGTCGGGTAGCCGTACCAACGAGCGCCGACGTTGACTGCGTATTTGGGGAGAATCCATTGCTGCCCGTTCCAGTCTTGAAGCTGGTTATGCCAGACCAGTTCCGCCACCCCCACCCCGACAATGGACGCACGGGCGAGGATTCGCAGCAGTCCATCACGCCCCACCTCCATGTTGGCTGGGTCGGGCCGGAGTTGTTTCAGCGCGTGGTCAACCAGTTCTGCCTTCTCTTTTGCGGAGTCACTGACCGTCCCATCCGGGCTTGAGAACGGCTGAAACTCGAAGGGAGCGGCGATCAATGCGTTCTCCACCGTCCGCATATTGTCCGCTAGCCTATCCCAAGTGTCGCACGCGGAGGTGAAAAGGTTCCGGGTGTCCCGCATGTCCCCGCCCCATGCCCCTGCTAGGATGCTTTCGGCAGTGGCTGGGTAAATGATCCGCTCAACAGGATCGTAGTACGCACTCCCGGCTACGCCCGCGTCCGGTGCTGCCGGGGCGGTAAGTGGTTGGGCGAGTTTGCGACGTGCGGCCATGCTTTGATCTGCGCACAATTACGGGTGTGCGGAAATCGTGTCAAATGGAAAGAAATCGCTTGACGGTCGGGCGGGTTGTGGCTGGGTTGGGGTGCTTGCGCCTGATGCGGCGACCATGGCCGGGCACAGCCCGCGTGTCGTCTCAGGTGCAAAGCCCAAAGCAAGACGGCGAGTTTCTGTGTTTCCTCGCCCGAAGCGGACCCCGTTCGTCTCCATGGCGGCGGGGTTTTTCGTCTTCCCAGCGTCGGGAAAACGATCCACCATCTTCCCGGCGGCGGGAGAATGGTCGGACGCGGGCACAAAAAACCCCGCCGGTGAGGGCGGGGTGGGTGATTATCGTGGGCGGTAGTATTTCCACGCACAAGCCATTTTACTATCCGCCGGAGCTTTGCGAAAGAGCAATCCCAAACGATAAAGTCTGGCAAGCTTTGATGCGTGAATGCTGTACGCTTTGGCCGTAAACCATTTTCCGACCGGGAAACGGGAAAGAATTTCGGTGTCTTTCAGTGTTATCATATCATCGAGCGTTGATCGTTGTAACCATAAATTTCCCTACATCAAGACCATCTAGGCTTGACCGGGTTGTCGGAGAGACTGCGATTTCAGCAAGTCGAATAATTCTGGCTTCGTCAATAGCCAGCATTGGCAGGGTCACTTGCTGAACAAAAACCATTGGGCACTCCATTCCGTTGATTGATGGATGCATGATCCAGTATGATGCAGACTTTTTGCCGACATGCTTTACTAGCGTTTTTTGACCCAGAAGGGTTGACACCTTTGTCAATTTTGCTGATTGCTTTGGTTCGCGTGGCGTGTTCATTTTCATTTTGGCGTTCGGTTGTGAGTGCATTCTGCCACCGATTCCGCCCCGCGCAAGCATTATTTTCGATATTTCACCACGAATTATTTCTCCTCAGGAGTGTTCGGCCATTTTCGAGGGTCCGGCGTGAATTTGTCGCATGTTGAATTTTCTCCAGTCATCACCCCTTGTTTTGTCAGGTCGGCTTTGCGGCACTCCCCCCACTCGGCAACGTGCCATCCGTGATTGACTGCGCGCCGATAAACTTTGGCGTAATATCCGCAATGCTGGCAAATGGTCGGCTGATTATTCATGGCGTGCTCATTTTCTGCCGTCGTAGTATTTCACCGTGGCATCAACAATTGCGTAAAACGCGGCGTCTGATTCGTGCTTTCCCGCTGCCATCTCTTCGTACAGGTCAACCAGACCCGCCCGTTGCAGCGCTGGCTTGTGCTCCCCGATCATCGCCATGATAATGTTTTCTGCGGCCTCACGCTTCGCTGCGTTCATGCCCCACCGCTCTTCGCGCCTGAGTCGTGCGGCGATCTGGTCTGTCCCGATTTCGGCGTAGATGTCGGCAACGCGCTTGCTGATTGCTTTGTAGGCTTGGATGTCGGACTTGAGGCTCATTTTGTGATTCGGTTGCCAGATGATGCCACGTCCTGCGGGTTGCGCAAGTGTTTATTTCAGCATTTCACCCCCATAAATGGCGGCATGAAAAATACACGATTTCGGCGATGATGGCGAAAACACCAAACACTATTCCTGCTTTTGCTAGGTTTTCCATAAAATATTCTCACCACCGAATCGCGCCCACGTCGAAAATGTCCCCGGCGTCGTGCTGCCCGCCGATCACCGCGCCAGTCACATCCTGAGCCGTCCACGCCCCGAAGCCGCTGACATAATGGCCGTGGAGTGCCAACGCGATTGACCAGAATCGGTCAGCGTGGCCCTCCGCCGTCTTCGCAGCCGCGATGGACACCCGGTTGCCCGACTGCACCCGGTACGGTTTCCGCAGGTCGTCCAGCAGTAGCGGGTCGTCCGGGATCTCAATCAACCCATCGTCAAACGCCCGCGCCAGGTCAATCGCCATGCGCTCCGGGATTGGCATCGTGCCGCGTTTGTCGCCGTCCAGCCGCAACGACTCATCAAGCTCCACGCTCCTCCCGAAATGCACCGGCAGGATGAGGCTCCCGTACCGATCCGCCAGTTCCTCCGCCAGCCCGGTGCCGTTCCCTGTCATGTCGATGACGACGCGTTTGCACCGATGCGCCAGCGCCTTAATCAGCCGCTCCATCTGCCGGCGCTGTTCCGGGCTGGAGACGTCGCGCATTTCGAGTCGTGCGATGTGGCGGATGCGGTTGCTGACCAGCATGAGCGAGACGACCGAAAGGTCACCCTGGCGGGCAAAGTCCTGCCCCACCAGAATATCCCCCATCGTCCGCCGGATGCGCTCCAGCGTGCCCTCGTCCCACCCATTCTTGTCAGGCTCAAACGCCGGTGCCGTGGCGCATCTGCGGATCACGTCCCAACTCAGGATTGGGTTGTTGTCTCCGTCCGTCGGCTCATTCTCATAGTTCTGCCGATACCGCTTCGGGTTGTCCGCCTCCGCCTCTCGCTCCTCTGGCGTCAGCTCCATCATCTCCCCATCCGCGTTCTTCCTCTTGAGGCTGGTGATGACGATCCTATCTTGCGGTTGCGGTTCGCCCTTCGTCTGAGCCCACCACCGTTCGCAGTTCGCGGGATCAATCCGCATCCACCGTTCCCGAAACGCTTCGATGTGCCCGCGGCTTCCGCGTCCCATGTGCCACGCCTCAGACAGCGAAACGGAAGCGGTCGGGTATCCGTCGCGGATCATGCGATTGAAAAGCGACCCGTTGCCGTTGTGCGTGCTGCTGATCCTCACTTGAAACTCCGGGTTGCTGCTGATGATGGGCTCTGCTGCGTCCCATATCATCTCCGCGTCTTCTTGGTGTGCAAACTCATCGAGCAGCAGATCCCCGGTGAATCCCCGCGCCGTCCGGGGTGATGCCGCAAGGATCAACATGCGCCCCACGCGGTTTCCAATCCTGATTTCCATCCGCCGGAAAAAGTCCGTTACCTCAATCGGCGGAAGCTCTCCATATGCACCCAATTCCGGGTCCAGCGACACGTCCAGCTTGTCACTGCTGGTGACAGTCGCCTCACGCAACGATTCATCAGCCACCCTTACGGCTTCCATGATTTCGGAAACCTTAGCCCCGAACTCGATCCCGTTATTGAGACTGTTGGAAATGACGAAGATACTCCAGTCGTAGGCCTTCTTGCTGCTGTCCGTCGTCTTCGGCTTGCGTGACTCTGCCAGCTTTTTCAGCATCCGACGCACCGCCCAATTCGCGAGCGTAAAGGATTTTCCCCGCTGTCTTGCAAACTCCGCAATCAACAGTTTCCCGTCGTAGAGAAAAACGGGGAGTTGATAGGTGCGGAGCTTTAGGGCTGGCTCGCTCATTCCGGCTCAATCAAATTCTCGCACTCAAACGCGATGATCGGAGGCGGCTCAACCCACTCCTTGCCTCTTGCTGCCGTCCTGCGCAAACAGGTATCGCACCCCTCGCGCCATCCTTCCTCGTCGCTGCCGACGCCTCCACATCGGGCTATGTCGTTGGGTAGTGTGTTCATGCTGCTTGTTAATTACGAGACGTTGCGTGATGCGCTGTACGAGAACTCGCCGAAATAACGGACCTCTCCAGCTTTTCTCGCCGCAACGGCGTCGGATTTATCGGCGAAGAATCCGAGGTGCGCATTTTTCCCGTTGATCCTGATCTGCGCGTGCCACTTTTGCGCGGATTTGCTCCAGTGGACGCTAGGCGTTCCGCTTGTGTTGCAGGTTTGCGGTCCACGATTCCGCATGTTCTCCGTGTGTGTTGCTAATCGAAGATTTGCCGCAACATTAGGGAATAGAAGCGACGGGTTACGGTGGTCAATATAGCTGTCGACCGGATCAATGCCGTTCGCTAAAAGGAATACAATTCTGTGGCTCATGTATGACACATCGTTGATTTTGACCCGATAGTAAATTGAGTTATTTTCAAACCGAGCCCCCGCGTGATTCCCGGCGTCTCTTTTGTTGCGTATCTTCCACGCGCGCTCTGTCGCAAAATGATGCCGTGGTCGCATTTTCCATATAAGCCCGCTTGGAGCGGATTCATTAATTTCCAGCGCTTCACGAATCACTGTCACAGGCAGAGGAATCACTGCACTCGGATTCACCTTTGTCGGGACTTGTTTTTGGTTCGCCGCGTAGGCAAAAAGATCGTTGTCGTCAATCATGTCGGTCAAAAAGAAGCCACCGCATCCTCCAACGGTCGAACCCGCGACATGCTGCGCGGACGTTGAAAAAGGCGGTGGCAAATCTTGCATGGGTAAGCACTGGGTTCGACTTCAGTGGCGCGGTGTACGCTGCTTTGCCTTACATCGGTTTCGTCGGAATATCAAGCGGCTTTGTCCTGCGAGAATACGTCGCCCCAAAGAAACTCCTGTATCGCCTCCACTTGCTTCTCAATCCCGCCGCCATCGGCAACCACTCCATCCCGCACCGCCCGCGCCTTCGCTGCCATGTCCTCGCTGTTAATCATGTCGAGGAATCGCGTCGCTACCTGTTTGCTCAACTCCTTCGCCGTCCGCTCCTCCGCACGCTCCGCCCGCGCCTCGGCCTTCTCTGCCGTCCGCATCCGTTTCCATGCCGTCCATAGCGGCATCACGGTTGCCAGCGCATCCGGCCCTTCCGCGTCCTCGATCATGCTAGCAAAGCGGGCGATGATCGTCCGATCAATCAGCACCTCCATTGTCGTGTCACTGTCCCCCGCGCCGTCAACGTGCGCCTCCATCGCCCTGCGTCGAAACTCCGCTTCCTCCCACTCAATCCGGCATCGCTGGTTGAGCCGATAGACTTGCCCCGTTTCTGCCGGATGCCCTAGCTTCCCGCAAAGCTCCGCGACCTGCCTGAGCGTGTCGCCGCGCTTGAGTGCATCCATGACCTGCCCCAGAACCCCGGCATCCCGAAGTTGCCCGTAGAGCCCGTCCGGTCCTCGCCTGCGCTTGACGAGGTTTTCGCCCTCGTCGTGTGCAACGGGTTTTTCCGGGTTTTGGGTTTTTCCGGGTTTTTCTGGGTTTTCTCTCATGGCTCAATCAGTCGGATGAAAGCTCTCGCCGCGCTCCGGTCCCGCTTCCGCTCGAAACACCCGTCCCCATCCCTCACGCTGCCGTTCCCGGTGTTGGCCTCAATCGTCCAGACGTTCCCGCCATCGTCGTCCCTGACAATTCCAATGTGGCTCACATCGAAAATCATGAGGTCGCCCACCCGCAGTCGCTCCGTCGGGCTGTCTGACAGCACATCCAGTCTTCGCGCATTGGCCCAGTCCAGCCACCCGAATGCCGCCGGCGACTTGCAGCGCCACCGTTCCGCCCCCGCCGGCGTCACCTTAAGCGCCGCCATGACCTCCGGCAGCTTGAGCCATTCCCTGACCCAGTAGCAGACCGCAGCCGCGCAGTAGGGTTGGCGGTCGGTGTGTCCGTTGGGAAGCGTGGTGGCCGGCCAGTATTTCGCGATGAATGGCGCACGGTTTCGCGTCACCTCCACCTTGCCCACGTCGCGGCGGGCAATTTCGACAAGGGCTTGTCTGATGGCGAGGGTACTCATGGGGCGGGGTTGGCTTTGAGTTCGGCGGCGAGTGAATCAGCGGCAATCCTTGCCAATCTGGCAAAATCCGGTCCGTCAAATTGCAGGTAGTTCGGATTCGCGCACAGCCCCTGCATCGCCGCCATCGCAAATTGTTCCCGTTTGGTGAGCGTGCTTTCAAACGTTAGAAGCTCCATCTTTCCGTTTTCGATCAATGGGTTGTCTGGCGTCATGGCGCAAAGGTAAAGAAATGCTGGACAAACGCAATGAACAAAAGCGTGGCCCCGATGCCGAGGAGGATTTCAGCCGCAAGGTCAAGCGATTTCATTTCGTCGCCTCCGGGAAAAGATCAGACTCTGGCTCCGGCTCATACTCCAGCACCTTCGGCGGGTCCGGCAGCTTTGGCCGTGCAATCGGGATGCGGTAGAGCGGCACCTCCACGCGGATCGTGCCCTTTCCCCCCGGTAGTGTGTAGATGCCTTCAAAGCTCCCGCCGGGTGCGGTGCATGACGGGATGATGGCGACGGCGATTGCGCCGATTGCGGCGAGTAGTGGATTCATGGCGTGGAGAGGAAATGGATTGCGGCGGCGATTGCGATGCCTGCAACGCAGACCCAGATGACCATCATCGAGTAATGCCGCTCCAGCGCCCGCTCGACGTCCTCGGCAACGCGCCGCTGGTTGGCAAGGTCTTCGGCTGTCCAGTCGTCTTCAGGGGGATGGGAAATCACCGGGCACCTCCGTTCCGGCGCATGATGAGAGCCGCGCCAGCCAGCGCCAGCAGGACGATTGGCGAAGACGGCTCTGGTGCCGCGATTGGATCATCGTGGTACAATCCCCAGTCGGCATTTTGCATTGTTGCTGGGGCGGCGGCGGTGAGTGCGGCAAACGCCGCGAGTAGTGCAATGTGTTTTTTCATGGGTGATTTTGGTTGGGAAGATTACCCCGGCCCGCCCCTCAGCGTTTAATTTTCGTCCCCTTGTGTTGCAAGAGTTAATCGCTGCCCCACTCGCCAGAGCGGGGACGGTGGCGGGCCGGGAAAGTGTCATGCGGCGGCGAGGGCGAATTCTGCGGTCGCTTCCGCCTCGGTGATCTCCGTGATTTCGCCAGCGTCAGAAACGCGGATGTAGCTGCTGTAGCGCCATGTGGCGGTTTCGATCGTTTCGCGACAGTGATAGATGCCGGGTTGGTCGATGGCGTATTCCGTTAGCTTGCCTTTTTTCGCGCCGTCGATAAACTCGCGCTGAAACTTGTACTGAGCGCAAAGCCCCGTGAGGAGGGAAAGCTTTGCGTTGTTGCGGGTGATGAGAGTGATCGTGAGTTTCATTTTTGATTTCGGTTGGAGTTGCTGACACCGGAGAATACCACATCCCTCATTCCGCGCAAGTCTTTTTTTCTTTTTTCTTGCTTGGGTAGCCCGCGCCCGCCCCGCAGCCCAGGCACTTGCCCCCCTTCCCCTTCGGTTGAGCCAGCCCGCAGGCGTGGCATTTCCGGGGTGGCCTGCCCCTGCGTCCCGGTTCCCGGCCTGCTGCGCGGGCCTTTGCTGCGACTTTGGCGGCGATGGCTTCCCGGTTTCTCGCCGCCTGCTCCGGCGTTCGGGGTTTTCGTGGTGTCTGTTCGTTGCTCATTCGTCGGACTGTCCCTCCTTTTCCCCCTCACGCAAGGGTTTTCTCGCCTTGCCATTCCGCCTCGTCTCCGTCCCCCTGCACCACTGGCAGATGTCCAACAGTCGCGGAAAATGGTCGTCCCCGGCGTAGGCTGACGGCTTGCGTGACTTGCCGCACCACGAACACCGCACGTTGGCACACGCATCGCAGGCGTAAACCGTCCGCCCCAGCACGGTCGCGGTTTCGACGATTGCCCCGCAGCCCGCACACGGAGCGGCGCCGGTCGGCTGAACCATGCGGGTGACGATGTCGGATGTGGATTGTTCGCTCATGGCTGTTGGTTGGTTGGTTGGGGGATCAATCCGCGTTGCGCGTCCTCCCTGCACGCCAGGTGTTTTTCTTTGGCGATGGCGGCGGGGATTCCTTTGGTGCTGCATCGGTGAACCGTTGGGTGGCACCGTGCTTGCTGATGTTGATGATCCGGTTGGATGGTCCGTATCGGTTCTTGAGGATGCGAATCCTTCCAGCGTCGAGGATGACTTCGTTTCCTTCATCGTCTTCAGCGACATCCATCTCAATCCGCATGTTGTTTTCAACGTGGTTTTCGATGGTGCGGCAGTCTCGGATAAGTCCGTCGTCGTTGAGTTGGACGGGAACGATAAGCGTGCAGCCGATTTCCTTTTGCAGGCTCTTCACAACGACCATCATCCAATCCAGAAGTTGATCGGTGCGTTGATCGCGACGGTGTTCGCGTGGGATGATTTGGAGATAGTCAACGACCATGAAGTCGAGTGGCTTCAGCCTGTGCAGTCGCCGCGCCTCGGCGCATACGGTTTGGAGCGATGTTGATGCCTTATCGATCGTGTGGACATCCCACTCGGCGATTCTGTCCACGGCTGCGATGATTTCCTCATAGTCCCCAGTGTCGCCTTCGCGTCGATGCATGACAATGCCAAGGTGAACATCCGATTCGCGGGCGATGTCCCGCTGGAGGATTTGCTTGCGGGTCATTTCGTAGCCCACAATGAGTCCGCGCCTGCCTGCGATGGCTAGGTTCCCAGCAATCTGCATACTGATCAGGGTCTTCCCGTGCCCGGTCTTTGCTCCGATCAGGTACGCCTCACGCCTCACGCCGCCGTCAAACAATTGATCAAGAGCATTGATGCCAGTGGTGACTGGCTGGTCCCGTGGGTCGCGGGTTGGCGACAGGTAATCAGCAATCCATTCTTGAACCGTTTGGCGGATTGGCACGGAGACATCGGTGGTGACGTTTTCCCGAATGCGCTCCAGTTCGGAAACGACATCTGCCAGATCGGTGTCCCGGTTGTCTGCGTTGGCGAATCCAAGCTCGGCAACCTGCATCCCGAGAGTAATCATGCGCCTGCTGCCTGCGGCCTGCTTGAGTTCGGCGCAATGCGTGCGGGTTGCGGCCTGTGACGGCAAGGGTGCTGCGGTTTCGATTTCGACGAGCAGGTGCATTCCGCCGATTTCGGTGATGCGGTCACGGTTGAGCAGGTAGGATGCGAGCGCTGTGCAATCCACAGCCATGCCGGCATCATGACGGTCGATAATGATGTCGAACATCATGGCGCAGTGCGGAGTGAAAAAGTCGGATGCCTTGATGGTGTCGCGGACGATCTGAATGTTTTCCGGGCGCTGCATCATGCAAGACAGGACCAGTTTGTCGAGTTGCTCTGATCCGGGGAGTGGTCGCGCCGGATCGTAAACGCTGGGGCGGTAGACGGTGGTTTGGTTCATGCTGTCTGGGGTGTGTGTGATTATCGGGATTTGGCAAACTGACTGCGGACGTTTTTGACGACAGTGCCATCTGCGAGTGTTGCGGTTCGGTTTGATTGGGGTGCCGTTTTGGTTTGCTGGAATTCCCTTTGCCTGCGGGACCACCCACGGAGGGTAGCTTGCCAGTCGCTCATCCCGACCTTTCCTACCCTCCAACCGTTGGCTTCGTAGTGGTCCCACGCTCCCAGTGCCTGATTCTCGGTCAATGGGTTTTCCATCTCCTTTGCGTAGGCGGTCCACTCGTCAAGGGTCGGCTTCGTGAACCTCTGCCGCTTTGGTTTCTCCGGTTCGGGCGCGGGAGGCGTAGCCGACGCGTTCCCCTCCCCTTCCCCTTCCCCTTCCTTGTTCCCTTCCATATTCCCTTCCCTTCCCTTCCCTTCCGCTTTCCCGGCGTGGGGCTCGCGTGGTTCACGCGTGGGGCACGCGTCAATGATGTTGATACTCAACGGCTCAGGCAATTCCGACTCCCTTTCCCGGTTGTTGATGATCTGGTGACGCGGAAACGATGGAATCGCCCCAAACTCACGCCCTTCCGACGCGTACTTCACGAGAAATCCACGCGTGACCAACGCGTCAAGCACGCGTGAAAAATCCACGTCGTCATAGGGGAGGATCTGCACCCGCAGCCTGCGCGGCTCCCACCGGAACCGCCCTTCCCGGTCGGCGGCGCACCACAATCCGATGTAGGCAAGGCGGAGCGGAAGCCCCGTTTCCTCCTCGGCCTCAAAGATGCCGTCGTGGGTGAAAAACTCCGGCTTGATCGTGCGAATTCTCATGGATGGTCATAAAAAAGGCCACCCCCAACCCATCCGGTGAAACTCGGCCATGAAAAACCGGACGGATGAGAGGGAGTGGCAAGTGCTATCATGGAGGAACCGGAGTTTCACTTCCGGGCGCTGATGCGCTGGGGGAATTTACCGCAGACGCGGGGGTTGTCAACCTTCCAGCTTTTCGCGAATCCGCGCAAGCTCTGTGGTGGCGAGTCCGACCGCACGCGCAACCGATCCGGCGAGTAGCGGGTTCGAAAACTCCGGGATGAGGGCAGTGATTCCTTCCGCTAGCGTGGCAATCTTCGCCGCGTCGGGCGCTGCCGCTGCGCGACGTTTGGCCGCTGCCGCATCTGCCTCCTCTTTGGCTTTGGCTGCTGCTGCCTCCGCCGCCGCATCCGCAAGCCGCTTCCGCTCCGCCTCCGCCTTCCGCGCCTCTTCTGCCAGTCGCGCCCGCTCCGCCGCCTGTGCCTCCTCCAGCTTCCGGCGCTCCTCAGCCGCCGCCTTCCGCTCTTCCTCGCGCTCGGCTTCGATGCGCTTCCGCTCAGCTTCCGCCGCCTCACGCTCCGCCTTCCGCTCGGCTTCAAGCCTACGGTTTTCCTCCTCCAGCCGCTTCCGCTCCGCCTCCTGCTCCGCCTCAATCCGTTTCCGCTGGGCTTCTGCCGCCGCCTCCGCGGCCTTGCGGTCCTCTTCCTCCTTCCGGCGCTTCGCCTCCCGCATTTCGTGGAGGTCGCGGGCATCGGTGAGTTGCGCGGCAAACTGCTCTTCCGTCAGGTCCGCAAGGTCAACCGTTAGCGGGCCGGTGAGGAATGGGGAGATTTCGGCGGCACGAGCTTCTCGAAGTGTGGCGCGGCGTTGCTGCTCCATCTTCTCCGCGTGCTGTTCGATTTGCGATAGGGTTTCCTCGTGACCCTCGCAACGCTGGCGGATCTCACGCTCGGCACCGTCAAGCTCGCGGGTGATTTTCAAGACCCCCTCTTTCAACTCACCGTGAATCTTTTTGGCTTCAATACGGACGGCCCGGAAGGCATCCAACCGCAGGCGCTTTGCCGCCGCCGACTTCTTGGCGATTTCCTGCGGAGTGTCGGTGTCGGTGATGGCGAGCGACGCAATGCGGGCTTCAGCCTCAGGCAACGACGCAAGCAACGGCTGAAATTTCGCAATGCCGTTTGCCCGTGGCATGACTTCAATGGCGGTGTCGGAAATGTTGGCTAGTTCAAGTTCTGTGCTCATGTGTGGTGTGGTGTTTGGTTATTCGGTTGTGCCTTGCGGCGGGTGTTTGTGGCGCGGTTCGCGGGTTGCGTCAAGTGTTTTTTCTGTGTAACGCACGGATCAATTCCATGGGTCCACTCCAATCATGGAACTCAATCCGCATGTTTGGGTTGCTGTCCCCAATGTGCAGGAAAACAAACTGCGCCTCGCTTTTCAGTGCTTTCATGAATCGCGGAAGCTGAGTGTCGGTGGTGCTGAGTACCTCAAACGTATATCCGTTGCGGCGAAGCTGATCGGCAATGGGATTGATGTATGTGGATTTTCCGATGCCGGAAGATCCGATGACTGAGATGATCGTTTGTTTCATTGTGTTTTGTGGTTGGGTTGTTGGATCGGGTTGCGGGGTTGTCACGGTTGTTTCTGGTGCCTCCACACCGATGCCGCCTTCGCATTGCAGGCGTTGGAGCAGTACTTTTTGACCAGCCAGTTTTTCCGGGTGGTCGTTTCGGCGGGCCAGAACCGTTCCCCGCAGACAGGGCAGGTCTTGACATCGTCGCGCCAGTTGGAATGCGGCTGGGGTTTGCAGGAGATGGGGGAGTTTCTCATTCGCCCTCCTCTCCGCGCCAGAACTGAGGATACCACTTTTTCGCAATGGACTGATCTATTGCGTCCAGCACACCTTCAAAAGTTTCAGCCCAGACTTCGTGGTCACTCCCAGATGCTGCGCCGAACGCTGGTTGTACCGATGCCTTAAATCCGTCCACTCCGGTTTTCCCGTTCAGCCAGCGATTTACGTCTAGTTGATAATGATTCATCATGTCGATGAGCGCGGGATATTTGCTGGGTGTGGTCATTTGGCGTCTAGCGTAAATGCTTCCGGCTTCGGTTGCTCCGGCAGCGCAAACACCCCCGGACTCAATCGCCGGATCATGCCGCGTTTCACCATGTTGGAGAGTACGGCCCCGACGTGCTTTGCTTCGTTGTGGTAGATGTTCCCGCCGATCAGCCGCACGGCTTGCGGAATCGCGATGACTTGTTGTTTGGCGAGGGCGTCAAGGATGACGCGTTGTTTTCTTGATACTAGGCTCATTTGGTTAGTTCGGTTTGGAGCGTGTCTTTAATTGAACACGGGAAGGCTTTTGCAGTTTTCGTTATACCGATACTCTTCAAATAACAACCACCAATCATGGTCTTCTCTGGTAACCGTGCCGGACAATGCGCTCCTTGTTTCTAGTAATTTGTGATACCAATCGTAACTAGGATCGTATCCAAAGTTATCGTCCGCGGCTTTCTGGATTTTGATCTCTATTCGCTTTAGTTGCATTCTTCTTTTTAGCCGGAGCTGTTGTTCGTTCATTTGGCTTTGAGTTCGGTTTGGAGTGTGTCCCACGCAATCAGGCAGGCATCGACAATGCCGTCATGAAGCGCCTTTCCCTTCGGGCGTAGCGTGGGGAAAGGATAGTCAGGCCACAGCTTCCGCGCCAGCGCCTCAGCGGCTTTCTTGTTCCCACCTTTCGTCTGCCTTCCCAGCAACCGGCGCTGCCAGCCTGCCAGAAGATTCCCGCACGGCACCTCGACCACGCGCAACCCTGACAGCTTCGCGGCTGCGTAGATGATGCCGTAGTTCATGGCAAAACTCCGCATGGTGGCGGCGGAGTCCATGTGGTCCGGGAGGAGTTCGATGGCGATGATGGAGTTTGCGGGAGCGCATGACCGCATAAGTGCGTAAACCGTTAGCCCGTCTATGCGCTTTCCGCATGGCTCCAACGGCATCTTGCAGATGCTGCCAATTCCCGTTTCGTCAATGGCAGCAATCCCGCCGTGCAATCCGTTGTCGATGCCGATGACGGTGATGCTCATACCAGCGCCCCCATTTCATGCTCGTCCTGTAGGGCCATGTACGCCAGCCGGTCCACATAGCTGTCAATGTGATCCGGCGACCGTTCAATCCGTGCCGTCTTGAGCGCGATCAGGAATTGATAGCCCTCGGAAACGGTCATCTGCCGCCCGGTGGCTTCGCCAAATAGCTCGCAGATTCGCGGCATGGATCGTTCCTGTGACTTGCCAGTGGTGTCGTATTGGACGCCTCGGGCTTCGATGGTGTCGGCGGCTTTGCGGAGGAGTTCGGCGGCGGTCATAGGGGCAGGAGTGGGGTTTCGTCTTCTTTCTCACGGCGTTGCTGGTCGCGGATCCATGCGAGTGCTTCCCGCAGATTCTCAACCAGTTCCTCGGCTGCGCGGAGTGATAGGTTGTTGCGAGCGTGGAGGAATACGCCGGAATCACCGCCGTCAACCTCAGCCACAACGTCTCCGAAGGTGCGGGTTTTCATGGGAGTACCTCCGCGTAATTTGCGCACAATGGGTTGACCCTCCAGCGGCTCAGGTCGCTGTCCATGCTTGGTCCTTGGGTGTCAGGCTCGTTTATCCACCCCAGCGATTCGACGAGGTATTGCAGCACCCGCCCGTTTGCCTTGGCGACGTAAAGCGCCGCGAGTTCGGATGCTTTGGTTCTGATTTCTTCTGGTGTCATGGTGTTGGGTTTGGTTAGAATGGAATATCGTCTTCTGCCGCCATCTCCGCCGCAGTCGGCAGTTTCTCGTAGTTCTTGGGTGGTGGTGTCGCGTTCTTTCGCTTGATGATTTTGGCGTTGCCAATGTAAGGCGCTTTTTCGTCGCGGCGATCTTTGCCGAGGTCTTGTTTCACTCCAGCATAGTTTCCGTAATCGTCATCACCGTCACGGTTTGGCCATACCACCAGTGTGAGGTAGGTGCCTTTTTCGCCTTTGTAGAGCGCGGCTTTGTCAATTTTCGTAACGTCGATTTTGATGCTGATTGGTTCCATGATTCAATATGTGTCGGTGGTTTTGTCGTCTGCGAAACGTGGTGGTGGGGAGGATATCTTCGCCCAACCGATTGGAATGATCCGGGTGTCAGGCGTCCGCTTTTGCTTGGGAATCTGTTGATATATGCGCAAGGTATTCCCGCATGACGGCTCAAACGCCGTCTTGATAACGATGTCGAGCTGAATCCTTTTCTCCCCTTCATGGAAAAAGTCAGGGTCCACAAGGTCAACGTCAATGTTTCCTAGGATGTAGTCTTCTGGGTCGATCATATTAGTGTGATTTCGATGTTGTCAGGCGGAACGGCGAGGTGCTGGTTCGTCATCGTCCGCACCTCAATCTCTCCGTTCCAGCCGTCGTTGTCCGCGAGCTTGCCAACCACCTCGACGCCTTGGTCCGTGCGGAGCCAGTCGGCTCTCTGCGGGCCGTTAATCGGAGTGACGACGGGGAATTTCCCGCCGGTGATGATGCGGCCGGTGGTCACGCCCCACCCCCTTCCGCCATGCGTGCGGCCCGAAGCGTAATGACGCCAACCAGCTTCCGCGGGAACGTCGTCAACCAGACCTGAGGCAATCCAATCTCATCCCATGCGTCCTGTGCGGATTGCGGCATCCTCCGGTAAATGTTGTCAGGATTCCGGCGCATCGAGTCCGAGAGTTCGTTTCGTGTGGCAACGATGCTTTTGGTGAGTTCGGTTGGATTCATTGGTGTTCGGTTTTTCTGAGTTCGTATGCGGTTAGCTGATACTTGCCCACCTGCTCCATCCATGTTTCCATGTCGCATGTCAACAGTTTTTCAGGCACCTTGAGCGCCCCGCAGATCAGCGGTTGCCATTTTACAATCACGGCCCGCCCCTCCTCAATCCGATCAATCGTGTCGGGACTGATACCAGCTTTTCTTGATAGGGCAAACACCGCCAGCTTCTTTTTGCGACCGTCGGTAGACGTTGCCAACCGCAGGAACTTGGCACGCAGTCCGGGTGTCGTGCATTCATCCGGCAGCATGATTTGACGGGTTGCCGTCTCGCCCATGCCAGCCAAAACCGCGCATGTCCCGGAGCAGTACCGACGCAATCGCCACATGTTTTTTCGGATGCCGGGAGTTGGCAGGAAGTCCGCAAGGCACAGCTTGCACGCCTTCGGGGTGGTCTTCCATTCTCCCATCAGCTTCCCGCGATGAAGCGCGGCGCATCGGTGGTCGCAGAACTGAAGCGACACCCACCGCTCTTTCCTGCGGCATCCTCGTTGGATGGGCCGCTTGCAAAATCCGCACGGCTTCGTTTCGCTGGCTTTTTCGGTGGCGCTCATTGCGGTTCGGGGCGGGTGATTTCTTGGATGATTCCGTTGGTCCTACTGGCGTAATGCTCGGCTGATGCTGCATCCAGAAACACCTGGGGGACAGTGGATGAAGGATACCAGACAACCCAGACCTTTTCAGGCTCGGGTCTTAGTCTCCAGAACTTCGGATCGGAATGCAACCCAGGGCCGCGACCAAGGGTGTCATCCTCCCACCGGCCGCAGTGCATCTTCTCAATCTTCCGGCCAGTCCGATGCGCCTCGCCGTAGAACTCAGATAGCCATTTCGTTTGTTCGTGTGTGTTCATTATTCAGGGCGGGTGATTTCTTGGATGGTGCCGCCGCTGATTTTTGCGTGGTTGTTTGCTAGTTTTTTGCCAAGAAAGACGCACGGACATCCATTTGGTTCCCATACGATCCAGAACTTCTGAGGACCTGGCTTGATCCGCCATTCGTCCGGGTGGGATTGCATGTTTGGCCCCCGGTCGTAATCCACCCAATCCCCGTTATGAAACTGCATTGCCCGCCCCGTCTCCGCCGCCTCCTTGTAAAATGCAGCCAGCCACTCGCATCGTGATTTGTATTCGTAAATGGTCATGTTCATGTTAGTATTCGATTTCGGTTTCATCTGTTTCGGTTTTGCCGTGGACGAGTTTGGTCCGCGGCTTCTGCACTATCAATTCTCCCAGCGTGGACGCAAGCAATTCCTTCGCGTCTTTTCCGGTGATTTTGTACCGGGTCGGCGACTTCTTGCCGCTCGCCTTGTGCAGTTCCTCTGTCAGCGTCGCCGCCGACAGTTTGGCCGCACGCATCAGCGCCCCCTGTGCGCCGCCCTCCGCCCCCGCCAGCAGTGGCGCGAGTAACTGCGCGGCTTTGTCCGGGTCGGTGATCTCCCTCGCCCCACCCTCCTCCTTGAGCGACCAGCCCGCGGCCTTGAGCTCCTCCGCGTCTTGCCCGCCTTCCTCCAGCCGTTTCCTGATTGCCGACTTGATCGCAGCCGCTCCCCACTCGAGCATTTTGACCCGCTCACCCATTTCCGCGAGGGTGGTGGCGTTGGATTCGTAGGCGCGAGCGAAGAGCGCCTCCTTGATCTTGCCTTCTGGCAACCCGTCCTGAGTCAGCGGTGCCAGTGTCTGCGCGTTGTGGTCCGCGTAGGCGCGGCAGATGAGCCGGGCGGGGCAGTACTGGCACCAATCGCCTGCCGCCGTCTCCGTGGCGTTCGGCGCGTCCAGCCATGTGCGGACGAGCCACGCCTTCGCGGCTTTGAGCGCCTCCCGATCGAATACGGCGACGGTTGGCTGGCCGATCATTGGGGCGACGATGGCGACGGTGACCGATCCGCGATTGATGTGGCCGGCGAGCGCAGCCAGTCCGCGCAGTTGGTCGTTGGCATCTGCTGGGGTGATGTCGCCCCTCCCAGTTTTGTAGTCGATGACGAGTAGGTTGTCGCCAGCCTGCGCGATCAGGTCAGCCTGTCCGCTGCCGATCCGATTGAGCGAGGATGCTGCGTCGAGGACGATCCCGAATGCGTTGATGGCTAGGCGTTTTTCGCGCCCCATCCATGTCACCTCGCCATGCCGCTTTGCAAAATCTGCCAGCAGCCACCGCGCCTGCGATTGGCAAAGCGCCGCCGTCTGTTGCTCCGCGTAGCCCAGAGCGTTCCAGTCCTCCGGGGCTTCCGTTTCCAGCCATTTGTGAATCCGCGTCCCTGACGCTGCGTCGTCGCCGCCGTCCGGGGGTGTCATGTTGCGGGCGATTGCCTCGCGCCCCATCGCGTAACTGCCGGGGCAGTTGCGGAGGCGGTAAAGGCCGGATGCGGATGGGAGTCCTTGTCTTGGGTCTGTTGTCATTTGTGTTTCGGTTAAATCCAGAGCGTTGGTAGGATGCGCTCCCCCCTATAAGATCATCGTGAAAACGGCGATTGCGGCCAATCCACGCGGAACACCCTTTCGTGATACGTCCGCACCCACGCAAGCGCCAATTCCTGATCACGCGTCCACTCCTGCCGACCGTCCGGCATTGTCACGCACCAGACTGGACACACGGGAGGCTTGATGCGCCATTTTTGAACGTCGTCATGGTTCGGGGCTGTGGATTTAACGCGCCAATCAGGGTCCGATTCGGTGCCGTAGTTTTTCTGGAGTTGCAGCCCGCTCGCACGAGCGGACAGCATTTCGATTATGGCTTTGTCTTTTTCTTCGGGAGTCATTTTGTGTTTCGGTTAGTGTTGCGCGTTGTTGGAATGCGCGCCCCTCCATAGTCATGCGCTCTGGTCAGCGCAAGGGATTTTATCTGTACCAGACGGAGCAAACATCGATCTTCCGCTCCCGAATCCTGCGCCTGCGCTTCCGGCGGGCGGCGAGGGCGATGATGAGGATGAGGGATTTCACGGCGCAACAAGGGCGAGGGCGGCGGCGAGGTGAGAGAATCCAGTGATTGCGGCGGTGGCTTCGTCGTCGGTGATTTCGTCAAACGTCAGGGCCTCGGTGACGGCTTGGCTGCGGAGGTATTCCGTGGCCTTGCCGCTGTCAATGCCAGTGGATGCGAGCCGGAACCGCAGTTCGTCAATCGGACTGATTTCGGGATGGTCGGACGACGGCGGCGCAAACAGCCCGGCGACCGCCGGCACCCGCGCAGGCGTCACGTTGCGCTCTGGTGCGATGTCCTCCACCTCCTCCACCTCCTCCGCCGTCTGCATTCCAAGAGTAATGTCAGGCGCGTAGAGGCGAGCGAAAAATGCCGCCGACCGATACCGCAGCATGAGTTCCGGCATCGTCAACCACTTTGATCCGCTCTTCGTTGACCACCCCTCCGCCTTCGCCATGGCCATGGAAACCGTCGGCCCCTCCACGGTTTCGCCACTCGCCTTATCGGTGGCGTAGGCATAGCAGGTACGGTCTGCGGCTTCGCCTTCCAGCTTGAACTTGATAGGGGAAAAGCGGCCCGATGCGTTGACCATGGCAATGAGAAATGTGGCGCGAAACGACGGGCGACCGTGAATCACGTCGATGTTTTGCAAGACCATGAACGGGTCAGCGCCGAGACGTTTGGCAATGTTGAGCCCAATCGCGCAGTTGCTCATATTCCCCTGAAACTCCTTGGGGATGAGGGTGGACGATGCGAGCATTTTGGCCTGCCGCTGCACCAATTCAAAGGCTGCGGTTTCGGCGGTGGTGATAGATAGTTCTTCGGACATGTTGTTGTGGTGTTTCTTGTTATGGTTTCGGGTGAGATGTTGTTTCGGGCGCGGATTCCTTCGGCGCAAGCTGAATCACAGCCGCGATTGCGAATCGCATGAGCCTTGAAAACTCGTCCCATGTGATCGGGAGCTTGCCAGTGAGGATGAGGTGGTGTCTGTATTGGGGTGTCATGGAGATTTGTGGATGGGGCAGTTTTCGCAGGGACGAAGGTAGCCGGAGCCGTCTGCCTTGTCGGAGTAAATCCTAGATCCAGTCCACGCGCATGAATAGCTAAGGCCGAATCTGGTGCATCGAATCAACGGACACGCCATGTGGTCATGCCTGAAATTCAGCCCGCACGTCCCGCGTCCGTCCGTTGTCTTGAATTTGGGCAGGGTAATCTTGACGGTTTCCTCCGTGCCGTTTTCGTAGATGCCGTTCATCTCGTCGCGTTCGCGTTGGCAGTCAGGGCAGTGCCCTTCTTCTGCGGTCACGCTTCCGCACGTCTCGCAGAACCACGGGTCATCCGCGTTGCAGTCGGGTGGCTCCATCCGCTCATGGCTTCCGTCAGGGATCATGGCTGCACCTCCTTCCGCAGACGGTCGGCTTCAGTGCGGAGCCTGATAAACTCCGAGACAAATGGTACGCTTTCGGGTTTTGCTCCAATCCACAGACACATAGACGCAGCCTCGCTGGCGATCTCTTGCGCGTGGGTGGTGGCATGGGCCTTGTACGCATCCATCGCCTCAATCGCGGCGCGGCGCTTGTGAATGCCTGCAAGCTCGGCCTCAAGCGAGGCGATGCGTGCTCGGAGTGATTCGGTTTCGTTCATGGTGTGCGGTTGTGTTAGTTATTGCGTGAGTGACGCCAAACGTGCGCCAGTGCGGCGTCTGGGTATGTTGGCTTGGGCCAGATGAGTTCTGTGCCGCACCTGACCAAGAATGCGTTCCCGGATCTGGTCAAGCTGTAGTTCCGCCCGCAGAAGCGGAAAGCGCAGCCGTTTGAATGGAAATCGGAAACGTGCGCGTCCCAGCCGGGTTCTCTGAGGCGGGCGAGGTGTTGGCGTTCGAGGAAGGTTTTCATGGGTGAAGAAAGCCGCCCCCGATTAAAGGGGCGGCGTGGTGGTCACTTGAGCGTGATGCGAAAATCAAGCTTGCCATTCCTGACGTTTTCCCTCACTCCGCGCAGCCAACTGGCCGCTCTGTCTCTTGATGTAAAGCTGAGGGAATCACGGTATGTTGAACCCTTTGACCAGCCCTTTGTGAAGTGGCGCGTAAATTTGATTTCAACGGGGTAAAGTGCGGTGTTCATTTTTCGGTTAGGTTCGGTTGCGCTGGCGACTGCCAACACCGGATTATTGCACACCCGGCGTCGCACGCAAGTGTTTATTTCAACGGCTGGGGATTATTACGCCGCGATGTACGGCAGCGTCACCACCGGAGCCGTCACCACGCCTTC